GTGGAATTTAATATTCCACCCGCATTTCTTGCTCTTTTTGAGCGTCTTTTGAAAAATCTGTTGCATTTTTCGCATATCACATCCTTTATTACTTAATGGAAATATGCGTACTTTCACTATGTATTTTGCATGTGTGTCCTTTTGATGCAACAGTACTATTTCAGCTTTTTTCTAGGTATCCCTGGAGTTAAACCAACCAGGGCCCCGGGGATTTTGTCCCCATCTTTTTTGAGGTTTATTATAATCTCAAATTTTTAGCTCCCATTTCGGAGATTCTTTTTATGGTCGATTTTTTAGTTAAATAATGACCAGAAGGGTACTATTGAGCACCCCAACCTTCCAGCATTGAGTTCTCCGCAACTAGTGTCTCTTTGCCTTGGAAGAAGCAGATGAGTAATACTACTGTAAAAGGTATAGTCGCATTTGATACGATCTTAGTATGACAGGGTGGCATCCTGTTTGAAACGTCTCTATTGGTCATTTGCGCTGGATTTGTTGGTTTTAAGAAACCATCTTTGCACTACGCGATAGTAGATAGCCCCCCATATCATTTGACATTGTGGACTGGATTTTTGGAAAAAAGCACACATAATCTTTGTGTTACTTACCCATTAATCCCACCACACTAACAAGTGAGGGATAAGGGCCCTACACCTGCTACTGGTCAGCATCCCAGAAGTAAGTCGGGTTAAAATATGGCAACTTCCCTAGATGAGTTTAAGGAGGCATTTAGATAGGTGCATGAAACCTGTTTTGCCACTAATGGTGTTAAATAAAAATTTAAACATAGTTGCAACAAGGGAAGTGATTCCCACCCCCCACGTATGTATACGTGGCCGAGTCTTTCGCAAATGGCGAAAGCAGATGGAGCTTTCAAAGCTCCAAAAACCCCATTCTATTATGGGGATTTGCTGTAATGATTGTTCTTGTGATCATTGCAGCCAACCTGATGTCAATTGTGACATCGAAAAATTACACCTCCAAAGCTCTTTACAAGATGCCTTTGGACTTTTCCGTGAAGTATTCACCAGTACTTTATTGGAAATTGGAGATCCTGCACTTCAGCATACGCTGAAGGAGATGTTGAGTACCCTGGTGTGGGTATTTGGCAGGCTTCAAAAGGTGTCAGATAGTTCTGACATCATAGCCATATTGGATTATATTACTAGAATCCATTGTGGCAAACAAATTGGTGAATTTTTGATCCATCTCTGTTTTTCATATGGTGGAGGTGGTCAAGCCCAGTCCTTTGACTGGTCAGTCTTGAAACATATGGTTGTCTCTTATGAGACTTTAAAAAATCATCCTGTGATCGTCAAATTTCTTAAGATGGTTAGTCTTGCATTTTCATGTGGCGTATTGTCCTACCTGGGTCTGGAAAATAACATGAAAGACCTATGGGACTTGATCACCACAGCTTGCCAGTCAATCTCTTCACATACTGATTTTTTTGCTGCGCTTATCGATCTTATTTCTTTTATAGGTGATCGCATAGCTAGTTTTGGTGCTACTGGCTCTTGGCACTCTTTTTTACATACTCCTACTTCTTATTCTAAGTGGGTTGATGATTGTCAAGAATTATTGGATACCAGTGCGGCTTTGTGTAATCCTGAAGCTGTAGGCATAGATTTTCACTCTTATCTCAATAAACTTAATTTGCTTTTAGATGAGGGTTTGGAGATCAAAAAGTACTTAAAAGCTGCAGATAGGAGAGAAATGATTGGATCATTATTATCTCGATTGAAGATTTTACAGACCGACATCGTTATAAAAGGTGCTTGTGGGAAAGTTAGGATTTCCCCTTTCACCATGTTGATCGCTGCTGGTTCCTCAGTTGGCAAGACAACATTCACTGACACCCTTTTTGCCCACTATGCTAAAGTGTATAAGAAGGAGTTAGAGGGTGGTGTCTATACCCGCACCGCTGCGGAAGCTCATTGGAATAATTTTAAGAGCAGTATGTGGGGTTGTTTGCTAGATGATGTGGCCTCAATTAATCCTAATGGATCTTCTACAGACCCATCTATGGCTGATATTTTACAGGCAGCTAATAACGTGCATTTTAGCACCCCACAAGCTTCCTTGGAAGACAAAGGTAGAACTCCTTTTTTGTGTGAACTCATGCTTGCTACGACAAACACAGAAAATTTGAAAGCTCACGTGTGGTTTAATAATCCTCAGGCCGTTCGTAGGAGATTTCCTTACATTGTCAACATTGTTCCTAAAGAGCAATTCCGCAAACCAGGTACAAGGATGTTGGATTCACTCAACATTCCCAAATTGGAGCGTGGACATTATCCGGACTTATGGGATATTGAAGTGAAAGCGGTTACCATAAATCCAGACGAACAGATTGTCACCACTACGATTCTTGAAACTTCTTGTATTTACGAATTTATTAAGTGCTACAATACGTGGCTCAAAGAGCATCGTGAGGCCCAATTGGCTTTTATTACATCGAAGAATAGTGTCGCAGATGTTTGTTTGTGTGAAGGGTGTTTGCTACCACCGGCAGCCTGTGATTGTCTTTATTTTGGTGATTTCCGAATTGATTCGGTACCAGATTTTGAAGATTGTGAGTTGCAGGGATCAGTTGGTTCCACAATTTCTGGAGTTGGAGTTACGGCTGCTACCTTTGGAAGCTTGAAATTTACCAGTGAATGCATTGGTGAAGCGATGAGAGAAAATGGTTCTCTCATTGAGTCTCCTTTGGAACTTCTAGCTACTTCTACAGCGATTGGAATCCAGCGTGCTACGAAGTTTAGGAACTATGTGGCTGGTTTGAGTTTTGATCAAATTAAGAAACAGTTGTTGAAAATGTTATCGATTAAACTTAAGGAGCATTCTTCGAAGTTACTTTCACTCATCAGTATTTTGGCGACGATTTCATCTTTGGGTTTGGCATGGAAATTCTATAAAAAGAATTTCTCTGATCTTGCCTCCTTGGACATGCAGGTTGATGAGGCGTTTGATATTGATAATGAAGGCGTTGAACCTGAGAAGTTGGGTGAGACTGAGAATGTGTGGCGTAAGGATGATTATGTTCCTAGTGAATTTTTATCCCGTCTCGCAACTTCATGGTCTGGTCTTCCTCTGAGCAAAGTTTCTTCTATTGTTGGTCGAAACGTAGTTTGGTGTAGGACGACCCATGGAGAGGATAGACACACTGTTTTCCGTGCTTTTTGCCTTGTGGGACATTTGTATGTTGTTCCTCACCACGTTTTACCTTGTGATGATGAGTTTTCCATACAAGTCATTCATGAAAACAATAGCGAGGGTTGTAATGGTAATGTCAGATTTCTGATGACACAGGCCACCATTTTCAGACTACCCAAACAAGAGTTAGCTTTCTTTGAGATTAACTACATGCCTGTAAGACGTGATCTGAGAGGAATATTGCCTAAACATGGTGCCAAAATTGACGGACCTGGAAGATTAGTTTCTCGTTTACCTAATGGCTCGTTGAGTTACAACGATACCATTCGCACACAAGTTGCTTATGAAAGAGATGCTCCGCAAGTGAATCAAAAACTTGATGTAGCAGTGTCCCATATGAGTAGAGATACTGGCAATGGAGAGTGTGGTTCGCCGATGGTTGTTAAATTGCCCAGTTTTGGTGTGATTGCAGGCATTCATTGTTTTGGTGGGCAAGATAACACCGCTGTTGGTGTGATGATTTTTCAGGAAGATGTAGAACTCGCCTTGAAGCATTTTAGTGTTCCACCAATAGATTGTGCTATGCCAAATTTGGAATCCCAAGCGTTTTCCAGTATTATTAGTCCCAAATGTGCGGCTCGATTTATTGAGGAAGGTGAACTTATGGTATATGGTTCTTTTGAAGGTTTTAAACGGCAACCTAAGAGCACGGCTACTGATACACCGTTTACGAACTATCTTTTGAACCATGGACACACCCGGAAGTATGGTGCTGCACCGATGAAAGGGTATCGAGCTGTTCACATTGCACTTAAGGCTATGGTTCAGAAACAAAATCTGTTTCGGGAAGACATTATGAATTATTGTTGTGACAATTATCTTGATTATATTTTTTCACAATTGAATCAGGATGATTTGGTTGCAGTTCGGAATCCTGTTACATTGAAGGTTGCATTGAACGGTATGCCGGGTGTGAAGTTTATAGACTCGATGAATTTTAAATCGAGTGCTGGGTTTCCTCGGAATAAAAGTAAGTCTTATTATGTGACGCGTTTAGCGGCTGATGACACTTGGCAGCACCCTGTCACCATTTCTGATGAAATCAAAAGTGAAGTCAATCAGATTTGGTTTGATATGACGAATGGGGTTCGAGCAGCTCCGGTTTTTATGCAACATCTTAAAGATGAAGCACTACCAGTAGCTAAAGTGAAAAGTGGGAAAGCTCGTGTTTTTATGGGTGGTCCGTTTGCTTGGAGTATTTGTGTTCGCATGTTGTTTTTACCGTTCATACGGTTGATGCAACGACACAAGTTTGTTTTTGAAGGCGCTCCTGGCACGAATGCTACGAGCATAGAATGGACACGCCTTCATCAATACTTGGTTAGGTTTGGTGATCATCGTATGATTGCCGGTGATTTTAAGTCTTTTGATAAATCAATGGGTTCCATGGTTATTTTGAAAGCATTTGGGATCATTTTGGAGATATCTGCACGCGCTGGAATGACTACTAAGTATTTGGTGGCTATGCAAAGTGTTGCTGAAGACACTGCTTTCGCTTTTGCAAATTTCAATGGCGATTTCATGCAATTTTGTGGTTCGAATCCTTCTGGCCACCCACTGACAGTTATTATAAATTGTCTGGTCAATTCTTTATATATGCGATATTGTTACTTTGTGAACAATCCTAACAAGGAGTTAAAAAGTTTCAAAGATAATGTCGTGTTGATGACCTACGGTGATGATAATGTCATGGGTAGTAATGCTGATTGGTTTAATCATTGTTCTATTGCTGCCACTCTTCAGAGTGTTGGTATTGGTTACACGATGGCAGATAAGGTGTCTGAATCTGTTCCTTTTGTGCACCTGTCCCAAGTTTCCTTTTTGAAAAGAAACTTTGTTTACAATGAAGAGGTGGATGCTGTTTTTGCGCCCCTGGAGGAGGATTCCATTTGGAAGAGTTTAATGATATGGATTCCCAGTAAGGATGAGTGCCCACAGCGCCAAGCAGTTGATATTGTGCGATCTGCTGTTCAAGAGTGGTTCTTTTATGGGAGGGAGCGTTATGAGCGAGAAGTTTTATTTTTGAGGAAGATGGTGCACGATGTTGGATTGTGGCCATATGTGGATTATGGTATTTTCCCCACTTGGGATTGTCTGAAGAATCGTTTTAATACAAATTCTGTGACGGCTCTAGCGGAGGAAACTACCACAACTTTACGTATTCTGGGAGGGTGTCCGTGGCTACCTAAGGAAAGCTACAAATTACCTATCCAGATACAACATGAGCTTGAGATGCAAAGTTCAATTGAAGCCAAAATGTATCTGTCCAAAATAGTTACTGCTCGAGACTTCGTTTTTCCGCGAGGTATGGTTATTGAGAGAGTGGATTCTGGATATTGTTCACCTGGGCGTTCCCCGAAGTCTCTTTTTAGAGAGGATCTTGGTCGACGATCAATGCTCGCGGAATATGTTTCACTTTATAGGTGTAGAGTGGAGCGAGAAAAAGCACCTGCTCAATTCTCACATGATATGAGTTTTGTGGATCTCTATGAAAATCCACAGTTAAATCCTTTTGATCATCTGCTTTTACAGGCAGATGAACTTCAGGATGGGCATGTGAATGTCCAAAACCAAGAGAATCTCACTTTTGCTGATGCCGGATTACGGACCGTGCACAGGACGCCCATGGTGTCATATGTTCCTGATCGTGATAGCTCAGCTGGTTTAGGTGATTTTTTATCCAGACCAGTTGCCATAAATTCTTATTCGTGGCAAGAAGGCGATGATTCCCTAATGAAAACTCAATTTGCACCATGGCAATTGTTTTTCAACACTCCCGCGATAAAAAGTAAACTTAACAATTATGCGCGTTTACGTGCTAAATTGCATCTTAAATTTGTGGTGAACGCCTCGCCTTTTTATTACGGTGCTTTACGTGTCTGTTATTGTCCTTTGGATGGGACTTTTCGTGACACCGTGGAGGGTAGTGGTGATCAAATTAAGTTTTCACAAATGCCAGGGGATTTTTTATATCCAGCAGATATGACTTCATTTGAAATGGAGTTACCTTTCCTGTGGCCTGGTAGTTGGTTGAATATCACCAATAATGATGATTTCACCATAATGGGAAGGGTGACATATTTGCAATACTCAAAATTGCGCAGTGCTAATGGTGTCTCTGGTCAGAATGTCACAGTTACGTGTTATGCGTGGGCTTCTGATGTTGAATTGGCTGGTTTAACAACTAGTCTTTCATTACAGGCCGACGAGTATGAACAGAGTGGCGTTATAAGCGGACCAGCCACAGCCGTGGCGAATGTTGCATCAAAACTCAATGACGTTCCGGTCATTGGGCCTTTTGCTCGGGCCACGGAGATGGGTGCTCGAGCTATTGGTGGCATAGCGGCTTTGTTTGGTTATAGCAATCCGCCAGTCATTGACGATGTTTGTGCTTATGTTCCTAAGTCTTTTCATTCTTTTGCTAATGTTGAAACGAGCGTACCATTGGATAAACTCACGCTGGATCCAAAGAATGAAATCACTATTGATAAAACTGTTGCTGGAGCTGGACCTGATGATGAGTTGGTGATAACACACTTGTGTGGACGGAGGTCATACATCATCGGTGCTCTGTGGACAGAGGCATATATACCTGGTACCCAGATTATGGTTTTTCCAGTCACACCACGTATGTATGCCGCTAGTTCAGAGGCACAACAAACAGTCCTCAATGAGACACCAGCCTGTCATATAGCAGCGATGTTTAGTCAGTGGAGAGGTAGTATGATTTATACACTGAAATTTGTGAAGTCACGATACCATACTGGTAGAGTCCAGATTTCATGGGACCCACAGACTATCCCTACAGATGGCGCGGAGACCACGAGTATGACTAGAATTGTGGACTTGCAGCTGGAAACAGAAGTCGATTTCATTGTGCCTTATAAGGCTAGTGCTCCTTGGCTAAGCACAAATAATTCCGCTAATTCTTGGTCAATAACTACCTCAGGTACGGTTGCAGAGGAAAGTCTAATTTATAATGGTTACATTCGTGTCACCGTTCTGAATGAACTGACGGGACCCTCAAATTTACAAGAAGTTGATGTTTTGCTTTTCGCCAGAACAGGAGATGACTTTCAATTGGGAGTTCCTAATGAGCTCCCACAGTGGTCTTTCCTGCCTGCCCAATCTTTGGAGGAGAATACCAGCGAGTTATCAGCAGTTGGTGGGGTAACATTGGATTATAATACCAATGCCGCTACTGTGGGTGAAACAGTTGCTTCTGTACGCACTTTGTTACACAGAAGTAGTCTTTATCACCGGGGTCTTTTTGGTGATCCTTATTCTGACCAAGACTCTTTTGAATTGCGAGGGTTGTGTAATTTGGTCAATTATATACCAAGATTTCCAGTTGAATTTGGGTTCAATGAAGAAGGTGTCAATTATGCTCGAAGTTTCAGTAATGATTCTAAGAGGCGTTTTCAATTTTCTCCTCAACATCCAATCAACTGGGTCACCAATTGTTTTGCTGGCTATCGTGGATCTTTCGTTCACCAATTCAATTATGTAGCCAATGGTTTTCCACTGGTTGATGAATTTAAGGTGGAAAGGGATCCGCGTAGCCATGTTTTGTCACCATTTCCAAGACAGGCGGTCAATCGTTTCACTGTGAGGTCGGACACTTCCGCACAGTCCACCATTTCTAGGGTTCCTACAACTACACAGTTGAATGTGTCTAGAGATGTTATTGGACAGCGCGGGATGTCCTTAACCAACGCAAACACTCAATCCGCATTATCTGTCGTCTCTCCTCAGTATTCCAAATGGAAATTTCGTCCAGCGTTTGTTGGACGTAGAGATATATTGAATGGTGTGTCTGAACAGGAGAGCTTGAAGGTGTGTGCTACAACAAGATGTGGTATGTCCTCCACCACCCAGGACGATGGGTGGCCAATATTATCGGTTTATGTTGCCGGTGGAGTAGATTTCGATCCAATCTACTTCATTTGTGTTCCGACTCTATATAGTTTCGCGAGCGCATCACCTGATAACAGTTTTTAGGAAATTGTTGTCATTTGCATGTATTGTATTTTAAGTATGCATATTTTCGAGGGTTCACTAACCCCTCAACCAAATCCTTGGATCGGCCAAGGTCCCTTATACTTGGGGTTCTGAGATTTATTCATAATCAATAAGAACACTCAGGCTTGATTTAGTTATCATTATAATTGCTTTATAAGCAATTCCGACTAGCTCAAGCTAGCCGGTACATTTTGATGATTATGTCTCGCTTAGTCGATG